TGTAATCCTCGTACCCGAACTCGACGTTAGCTTGCGCCCATCCACGACCGAAGTTGTCTGTCTCGGAGAAAAGATAGGTCAAATGCGAATAAGAGTTTGCAAGGTTTGCAAATAGGTTCTGATTTCCCAGCATTTCGCTATAGCCAGTAACGCATCCAGCATTGAGCGTAGTGGCAGAGATTTGCGTTGTATCACTATTGTTGTAAACATCATCAACGGTTGCAGTAGGAACACGCAACCATCCTTGTAGGTACTTGCCGACCTTGATGCGATGTCCTCTATCCGATTCAGTGATAGCGGTATGGTCATCGCCAATAATCTCAACTGCTACAGCCCAGTTGCTACATGGAACAGACACAACCAAACGAACTTCATCGCCTGCTGCGATTGTGTTCTCGTTTCCTGTAGGTGGCTCATACCCACTGACATAACTAATTCCGCCACCAGTTTTCCATTCTACATCAGGAAATACCCATCCACCTCCGCTGTAGGTTGGAAATGGTCTGTCACGTACTTGAACTACTCCAAGACATCCACCGCAGCAACCACATCCCGGACTGTGCTTGATGGCCATGATTAGCAGTCCTCCGCATCAACGATCCAGTATCCATTGTTGACGAACTTGCAGGTGATATAAGCACTTCCGCCAACAGCAGTACCAAATGGATTGTAGACTGTTATTTCGCGAGCTGAATCCTTCATGGTTCCATCTGGTTTAATAAATTGAACAACAACGTCATCTGCTTTCCCAGCAATGACACCTGCTCTTGCCGGGATGCCGCCTGTGCCTGTCTTGCATATAAGAGCCGGGATGCCGCCGATTTGCTTCGGGTCATGAGGAGACAGAGTGCTTCGAGTTATTCTCTTAGCCGACTCAAGTTCTCGTCGGCTCCTAAAACCAAACATCTTTATGCTTTCAAGAATGTTGTAAAGTCGATTTCGTCCTGAGTTCTAAACTGCATATAGTCAGGGCGGTCATCATTAGACCCAGCAACCACAAACCTCTGTTCTCCAGCCAATACTCCGCCACCCTCATCTCCTCGATATATATATCCAGTTGTAATATTACCTGAATTGGGGTCAGTTAGTGGAATTATATCTTCGTCAACTGGATGAACCTCAAAAGAGTCAACAAGTGGTTGCACTTGCTTGTGACCGTAGTAGGTTCTGTTTGCAAGACTGGCAGCAACGCCGGGTTCATAGAAATATCGTTCGGAAAGGACAATTGGGTATGTCACTTTTGCAAATGTCGCAACACTGTTATTGGCAAGAGTGACATCCTGCTCAGTAACTTTCACCGCACCGATCATCCACATGCCGGGGTCTTTTGTTCGGTAAGTCGCACTGTTGACCTTAAAAGATCTTTCTAGTATTTGCTCATAAGTAACAAAAGGCTCGAACTGGGTTATCGTCAACGAGAGCGTTGGGATTGTCTCGACAATGGGGTTTTGAAATGGAGAGTTAGTTCCCGGTAGTCGCCAGCACTGTTTCCCATCTTTGTCTTGAAAAAGGACTCTCTCATAAGACCCAACCTCAATTGAAACTTCAGGAGAAAGATCGTCTGCTGATGATGGTGGCGTTGCAGTACACTGCTCAGTTTCAATTGGGCCTGTTTCAAAATTGCATGTGATGTAAAATATGTGGCCATTGTTGCTATCCCTGTTTACATCTTTACTTCTGCAAACCGCGTAAGGCATAGACCGGCCAGTACGCGCAGAAAACCAAGTTGACCTGTTTACGACAGGAAGCCTTGCGTCACAGGCAATATGGGCTTCAGTGACAAGATCAAAAGGAACTGTTTCGTTAGGGCCTCTCTTTACTACTGCACGATAACCCTTTGTGGCACTGTGATTAACCATGTCCTTTCCTCCGGCACTCTTTGTGCCTCGAATGGAAAAAGACGTTTCCAGTGTTTCTTTTATTTCAATGATCATGGCAGGTTGGACATCGCTCCTTCAAACGACAGTTGTGCGTGATTAGAAGCCAAATCAGCATCTTGGCTGATTGCCTTGATAAGATTCGCCAAGTTGACATTTATTTTTGATCTTTCCTCTGCCGCCTTCTTTTCAAACTGCTCTTGCTTCGCTGCTTTAAGGTCTTGCATCCTAAGATTTCTCATAAACTGATATTCCGCAACACTTCCAGCACCGAATGATGTCCCAGACATCCCAGCAGCTTTGTCAAAATCAGATTCTTTTTCCTTTAGATTCTTCTCTATCTTTAATTTGGCTTTTTCAGCTTCAGCCTCGGCTTCTCTCTGTCTTTCTTTCGTTTGCTTGTCGATTATTTCGAGATCGCTTTTTAACTTGTCGCTAATTTCTTCCTTTGCTTTTTCTCTCTTCTTTTCCGCCTCTTCTTCTTCTTTGCGACGTTTCTTTTCAGCCTCAACCTCGTAGTACCTGTTCCTGAGCTGCTTGACCTGCTGCTCTGTAAACTCTTTGCTCATGATCAATCGTTCAAATTCAGTATCACGAAGTTGCTCCTCAGTAAGAAGCTGATCATTTAGATACTGCATTTGATCTTGGAAGTTGAGGTTCCTTTCCTCCTCCGCTTTTATTTCAGCATCTATTTGAGCTTGGGTCGCTTTGGCAGCCGCAGCAAGCTTCATTGTCCAGTCTTGACTGGCTGCTTCTGCTTGCCTGAAACCTGTACCTATTTCAGCTACATTTCTGACTATCGTCGTAATTCCAGTTATGTCATAAGCTTCCAGCCAAGCAAGCATGGAGTCTTTTTTCATAGCCTCATTTATTTTTGACTCCATGTCCAGAAAGAACGGCGCAAACCCCCTGAAGATGTGCTGCAATGTTACGAATTGCTGCTCAATAAATTCAACAACAGCAACAAAGGGTCGCTTTACAGACTGGACAATAATCCTGATTGGTTCTCCAGCTATTTCTTTTATGTGCCTAATCGAGTTCGAAAGCCTATTTGAAAGACCTTCTAGGCTTTTCATGTTTTCTTCAAATATCTTGTCACCTCCAATCATTTCTGATTGAAGATCCAAGGCTTTCTGCAAAACATCAACTGTTACTTTCCCTTCCTCAATCATTTCAGTGACTTCCTGCTTGTTCTTGCCAAGAACGTCACCGAGCCTTTCATATATCGGAACTTGAGCGTTGGAAAACTGCAACGCTTCCTGCCCCATCAGTCTGGTTTTAGCAACAGTGTCGGAGTATGCTTTTGCAATAGACTTCATCTTTGTTGGGTCGCCTTCTGAAAGCTGGGCAATCATTGTTGCAACGCCTTCAATTTGTCCGGGCGACATGCCCATCGTCAAAAGAGTCTGCGCTAAGTCTCGCGTGCTTTCCGCAGACATATTTGCTTTTACGGCAAGCTGCTCCATTTGGCGATTCAATGCCTCGGCCATCAACGAATTGCCACCAAGCCTAGTTTCCAGTCTAAGCAAGCTAACCCTAAGTTTTTCTGAGGCACTAACGCCACTAACCATCAATTTGCCAAGAGTGGCAACGGCAAAACCAATACCAACAGCTTTAAGCCCAATAGACCCAAGAACTCTAGCCAAGCCCTGCATTGCTGGAGACATCCCAGCAGCTTGCGCAAGATTCCCAGCCATCTTAGAAAGACCACCATTTATTTCAGTAATGGCTTTCTTCATGTCTTGAAATGCAGCCGGAAGACCCGACGAAACGCCGAACTTCTGAATGTACTGAAATTCTTTAAGCCTATTTATTGCTCTCTGGGATTGCAGGTCGGTAATTCTTTTTTCGCGAGCAATCTCGTCAGCCTTGGCTTTCTTTTTTAATCGCTCCTCCTCTTTTATCGCGTCTTGCTCCATCTTCCTTGACTTGGCTTTAACGCCTTCAAGGTAGTAGAAGTCTTTAATCATCTTCTCTACACGCCGCTTCTCTGCATCTTCTGCATCCTTGATGGCTTTAAGCTCATCGGCTGCACGCTTCTCTTCTTCCTGTTTGCGGCGTTCTGCACCAGCACGCATGAAGTTAAGAGTCTCTTGCTGCTTCCTCTTTAATTCCTCCTCGCGTTTTAGCTTTTCTTTATGCTCTGCTTCAGCAACCTTTGCAGCAGCCTCCTCTGCTTTTTTAGCTGGAAGGTCTTCTAGCCTCTGCATTTCGTCGGCTAGAAGCTGAGTTTTGTTTAGTAGCGCATCTAACGCTAAGTCTTGACCTTCAAATGGCTCTTTAGCAGAGATCTTGTCAAACAGTCTGTCAATGCCATCCATCTCGGCTTGCAGACGCTCAATGGGAGTCGTCGTATCCTTGATAGCAGCAGATAAAATCTTCTGTTCAGACTGAACCTTTGAAACGCCACGAGAATATCCTCTAGGATCGAGGATCACCTCTGCGTACAACGCCCCGATTCGGTTTGATGCCATCTGCTAGTTGCTCCAAGTGATTATAGAGGTTGTCTCCACTGAGCTTAGTCTTAGATTTGCCAGATGCATTGTCATACGCTTGTCGCTCAAGTTCGCTTTTATGCACGCGATACCCGATCCACCAATCAAGTAAGGTGGGACATGCGTTCATCCAAGATATAGGGTCATCAATGCCGAGGTCTTGGCATATCGAAAATGCCCAAGCTAGTCGATGGTTTTTATCGAACTGCTTAGCTATTTTTTCGATACGCCGAGGATCTTTCCCTCGCGGGCAGTGACCCACTCTTCGATGACACTGACGATCACATCAATCTTGAGTGCATCAAACTCCATCAATTCTTTCAGGTCAGATTCCTGAAACAAAGGTTCACCGTTCTGATCACACAGATGGTCAATGACCGTATACAGTCTAGCTTTACGGAGAGCTTCCCTAGAAACTTGACCGTCTTTTCCATACAAAGAAGCAAGCCTCCTAGACCTTTGGAACTCGGACACTGGTTTTACCCAAGCGTCCTGTCCAAACACTTTCTTCGGTAGCTTCTCTGGCTTAGTGCAGACTAACTCATCCAATAATTGCTTCTTCGTCAAGCTCATCATCATCTCCTTCTTCAAAAAACTCTGGTGGTAGTTCAGGCGGTTCCACTGACGCGACCAATTCGCGTTCCATTAGTTTCGCCACTTCCTGCTCAATCCATTTAGCTGTGACTGGATCAACCTTCTGAAAGAAGATCAGCTTGCTGCCTTCTTTCCATCCAATTAGTCCAATCTTTTGGCGTTCATCGCCTTCACAAACAAAGACCCAGTATTGTTCATGTACTACTTCTTTCTTTGTCGCTAAATGGATTCCTACATGAGTTTCAAGTTCGATATGTTGAGACATGACTTCTCCTTGGTGGTGGTGGTGTTAGTCATCTACTAGGAAATAGTTGGGCCTGTTTCGCCATCGAAGACAAACGTAAGACTGTTTTCCATCAGTCCGTTGATCTCAAGTGATCCGCCAGAAGATGATGAAACAAAACCAGTACCAGCAATCGTGTACCCGGCTTGAGTACCGTTTGACGACAATGCACTAGCGGCTGGGACGGTGATTGTAAGAGTGTCCTGTACGCCGTCTGGAACCGTTGGTGCGCCGACACTAACGAAAGTCACTTGGACTTCACCAGCGTCAACAAGACCACCTGACAGTTTCTTCATGAAACCGCCAACAGCATCTTCCAAGCAGCTTGCGTCAATGGCTTCAAGAGAAAACTCAGGAAGAGATACTGAACGTACACAACCGATTGCACCACCAGCCGTCAAGGTGACGGTCGTTCCCTGTGCGTGATAGCCTTCAACAGCCATTTAATTACCCTTATTTTCTTGCGTAGTTAATGATGTAATCTTGGGTACACCAGTACCCACGTTGGTCTGATCCATCAGTAGGCATAATCATTTCCCATGATGTGCCTGAATCGACAGTCACTCCTTGGATCGGATGAGTGCTGTCTGATGATGTGTAACCAACCAAAGCGTCTTCAATCGCTTCTTGAGCGTCTTCTGCTGCACTTCGAGAATCACACACGATGTCTATTTTAAGGCGTGACTCGTAGAGCTTTACTTGGCAATTATCAATAGTTGCCCTTGCAGTCGTGTTCTCGATTGTCATAACCACAAATGGCAGGTCATCGTCTTGCGGAGGGTTGTCTGCATAGATGCGTTGATTGACAATTGAAGTAATTGAAGGCTCTGCACGAAGCATCGAAATCAGTTGAGGTACTGGTCTCATCCGAATCCTCCACCTGTTCCGTTTACTTCATTCATATCCACTTCCCAGCGTTTGAGTGCCTTGATAACTGCATCTCTCTGCTGCGGGATTGTTTTGTTTGCTGCTGGCCCCATAAAGGGTCTTGCCTTCAACGGTGCGCCTCGCTGTGCCGTCGTCCTTTCTCCGGCTCGCTTGTATTTGACAAGTGCGTTCAGGTTCAGCTTCGTTTGCCACCATTTATGGTTTGGCGCACCAGACTTTCGACCTTCTCTTGGCTCATGTGTGTGTGCAAAGTTTTTGTCTTTATCTGAGCCACTGTTGTAACGAGGGCCAACAATTTGACTTGAAAGAAGTCCACCGGCTTTCCTGCTGATGTTTTTCTTTATGATTACCCCTTTGTCACCAAGCGATGGACTGTTTCTGCCACGCTTTTGGGCGACCCTCCTTGACCACTTCCTTCTTGTTCCGGTCTTTCTCGACATACCAATAGTGGTTTCTGAGCCACCATTTCTAATGTCATCTTGAGCTTGTTTTCGGATAATCGAGCCTGCATATCCAACAGCAGTCGGACAAACTTTTTTCAGGAACTCATCGCTAACT